GTTTAGCGTCTGTTCTATCCCGTAAAATCACACCTCCTCGCAGCACATGTTCCAGATCTTCCGGAGACAGCAGTGCCATGGCCATAAGATCTCCGATTGGAGTGTAAAACTCCTTAGTTGGGACTACCCCCTTAAAGCCTTCGGGTAGGCTCAAAACAGGGGGTAGTACGTACATAAAGGATTGTGCCGGTTCATTACAGCTTTCACATGGAATTAGGAAAGGTGCGGAGCCATCATGTATATGAACTACAAGTGTAACGTGTCTGCAGGTTTTACAGACGTAGGCATTGCGGTGCTCTATAAGCAAACCACCTGGTTTATCCCGTTCCATTTTTCGTTTAGTACTGCTCATCGTCGTTTTGGTTTACGTTCAACTTTAAATTGTTCCTGATACTCTTCCCAGATAGTAATGACTTCCTCACTCAAAGCGGTAGTACGCACATCGATGTCGTCCTCTACAAATGCTATGGCTTCATCTACGGATTTACCAATGCTCTCACCACCAAGCGTGTAGGTAGTGGCTCCGGTCATTTGTTTGATGTATCTCAGGTTTTCCCTGATGTCGTCAATACCATATTCGAAATCGATGGTGACCTTGGCTTTCCTCTTTGGTTGCCAGACCGAGGATTTATACACCTGTATTTCTACCTGTACGCCATACGTCTGTTCATGGACCTTCCCCCGTATCTTAATCTTTCGTTTCAGTTCATAGGGTCCGCTGGTACGTAACCTAAGGGAACTGTAGAAACCCATGGCTTTTCCACCCGGGGCGTGTGTCTTTTCAGAGTACTGACCGGCATTTACGGTTTCCCGAATCTGATTGGAACAAGCCAGTAGTAAGTTGTGCTCCGACAGTCTCCGGCAGGTCTTACGCAGTTGCTCACTGAATTCCTTGGCTCTACGCATTCCCATCTTGTCGCCTTCATCCTCACCCATCTCCAAGTCAGTACTCAGAGCAGCAAGGGAATCCGTGAACACCCCGTTGATTTTCTTATTTTTGGGTGCCCAGTCCCGGATAGCTGAAAATACCTCAGTAACTGTATTCGGGATGGATTTGATCATTGCTTTTGTATCCAGGTCAAAGATACTGGCGAACTGATCATTCAGTCTGGCTTCGGTGTCATGAAACATGATCTCTCCACCTCTACGCTGAACATCACCAGCAATCTCACAGAGCAGTACGGTCTTTCCGCTAGATTCAGGTCCAAAAATTTCGACTAGAATTCCCCCGGGAATTCCACCCCCCCGAACCCTGCCACCGCTAATAGCAAGATCCAGGAGAGTGGAACCGGTAGATATCATAGTCTCGGTGTTCCCATCATATTCAGCCTTCTTCTTTACAGGAGTTTCTACCCGCTTTTTTACTTGGGCACTGAGCGGTTCCTTTTTTACTCTTTCCATCCGTTACTTGTTTTTTTCTTTTTCTTCACTACAGGCGTCCCAAATCGGGCAGGTATCACACTCATTATACTGATCAGTGTCAACTCCAAACTTCAGACCTACCGGACATTCTAATTTAGCGGCAGCTTTCTTCGGCTTTCTGATAGTTGCCTTTCTTTTTGGAGCTTCCTCTTCTTCCTCTTCTTCCTCCGGTTCTTCTTTCTTAACTTTTTTGGTGGGGGATTTCCGGGTCACAGCCTTTCTTTTTGGAGCTTCCTCTTCTTCCTCTTCTTCCTCTTCTTCCTCCGGTTCTGGTTTAGCCTTGACCTTTCTGGTGGGTTTGGTAGACTTTTTGCGTCTTGGTGGGGCTTCCTCTTCAAGCTCACCTTCATCCATGTCCTCGTCATCCATGTCCTCCATGCCAAAATACATGGCCTCAATCTCCTTATAAGGCAATATCTTCAGCATGTCGTCAAGGCAGGGAAGTGCGTTTACAAATTCCTCGTCGTACTGTGTTTCCCGGTCTTCAAAATCGACTTTAGATGCCTCTGCATACTTATTCTTACCTAATTTTTTTGAGCGAAAGTACACGCGGAGGGACATGCCGTCATAGGGATCGGGAAAGTTTTCGTAGTCGATGTCCTTGCCAACCTCTTCAGTTAGTATTTCCAGAAACAGGTGATCACTTATATCAAGGATGTGTACTTCTCCCTCGGTGTAATCAACCTCGTAGTCACTGGTATCAATGGGTACTATCAGGAACAGCGTCCTGCTTTTTGGGAAGATGTCTTTCAGGACATCCCATTCCGTGCCTTCCTTTCGCAGTTTCGCACCGTACTCACAGATGGGACACTTGTTCCCAAATGTAGTTGGGCATACGATAGATACTCCTTCAACACCTACGTCACGGTGTACCCGTAGCGGACGTTTCCACCATGGATTACCTACCACGGCATCGTCCTCATACTTTTTGTTGTCGATGTGTGCGGAGTCTGAGACAATGTACGGCACAACGTCGAAAACAACTTCAGCACCACCTTCTGGTTTAAATACGTTCACATCCTCAGGAAGTACGAGGTAACCATAATTTGTTTTTGCTTTTTCCATGCTCCTGTGGGTTCTCCCACCGAACATACCTTGACTTTTCTTTGCCATTTTAATTTTCTTTTGGTTTACGTTTTAATTTAGATCCTATGCGATGCGCTGCCGCATCTTGTTTTTGTTCTCTGAGTTCAGAGAGGTTATGTGGGATTGATGGACCGGAAAAATATTGCTGTCCATGAAGTTTTACTAGTTGTTCCAAAGACTGTTTCCGGCTGTTGCTTATTTCCCATTTTGCAACTTCGGCCATATTACATTCGTATTGAGCCGTTATCCATACGTCTTTGGCTGCCTTATGCCTTTTATGAGTCCTGTAAAAAGCCTCTACATTGGGTGCAGTTGCTTTAACACCTTCACCAAGACAATCATCCGGGTCCTCGTTGGCTTCCTGAATAAGCTCTGCCCTGATTACTTTTATTTTTTCTTCTGCTCTCGCCAGCTTTTCTTGGCACTCTGCCCAGTGTTTGCCGTACTTTAAGGCAAGTGAGGGTTGCTCCAGGATCTCGTAATCCAAGGCGTTCTCATCGATGTACATGTCTTGTTCGTAATTCATATCTATGTGATTAATAGTTTCAAAATACAGGGGAGTGATCCAATCCCCGAATCACTGAGGACTCCCCTGACCATTGCCGACAAAAGGTTGTTAGTCAGTACCCCACGTTTATCCTGCATTAGTCGGTTGGATTTCATTTCTTCAATATTTTAAAGAACTCAAAAACTTCAACAAGAAAATGGTACCCCTAAATATGTGAAATCTCAATTAGGGGGACCATTTTCAATTCTTTCTTCTCGGCCCAGCTGGCATCAACATCACAGATCTCAAAGTCTACATCCAAGGGCACTATGACCCATGGCCACGCCAATGGTAAATCATTACAAGTTACTCTTTGCACCAGTGTGACAACAGCATTCAACTCCGGAGGGTAGAGATCAAAAAGTATGGAGTCATGGATCTGTCCAATGATTCTGGTCCTGTATCCCCGTACCTGAAAGATCATATCCAGTTGATAGAAGCTCCAGAGCAAGCAGTGAAACGCGGCACCCTGTACGGGATAGTTGATACAGTCATTCCTTTCCATGAGTCCGGTGCATCGGAAACCCGTTAACATGTCGATGTAACCATCCTTCTGGTACTGCTTCCACCACCTCTCCTTCCACTTCGCATATACCTTGAACCGATTCCCCCAGAAATCTTCCTCTATTTCCTTGACGTGTTTGGTGAAGGCGTCCAGACTCTTTATGCCCTTAGAGATTAAATGATCACTCAGCTTACCGTCACCAAGGTCAACACCTTGACCAGATTTCCATCTTCCATGCGGTAGTTCTCCCCAACCACACGCCATGTTTTCGGCACAATTTCGAAAGTAATCCCCGTAGAATTGTGGGAATACGAAACCGTTCTTAGAGGCGTTACGCAGTCGACCGTAGTCGGCTCTATTTTTATCGAACTCATCTAGTTTAAATATTTGTTTGGCCATGTCGCTGTGCATGTCATAGCCTGTTTCTATGTACTTAATCATTACCGGATCTTTGTGGTAACAGGCGGCAATACGTACCTCCAATCCGGAGTAGTCAACCTCGAGTAGCTGATGGCCGGGTCGTGGATACAATGCACTGCGTGTGATCTGCATGGCTTCTTTGTCCCGCTTCGGTATGTTCTGGAAGTTGGGGTGATCGGAACTCGACCGATATGTCCGCACCAGGTTAAGATTGAAGAAGGGATGAATGACACCATCCACTTGTTCATTCATAAAGCCAGCCAAGTAGGTGTCCCTGATCTTTTTCAGCTTCCGGATCTCGAGCATGGAATTTAACTCGGGCAGGTCAAGGGCTGTTAATGTCTCCTTGTCAGTGGATCCCTTACCGGTTTTCGTGAGCTTTGGTGGCTTCAGCTTCTTCACCTCATACAGGTAGGTGGCTAGTTGCGGACTGCTGTTGATGTTGGGTTCTTTGTCAAGTGAACGCTCCCACTGCTGGTAAAATTTCGACTCCCGAAACAGGAGTTCCATGCGATCAATCCTCCGGGTGAGATGACCGGTCTTATTTTCAAGGTACTGCACATCAACCCTGATCCCGGCTTGTTCTGCCCGGGCCAGTGCTAATGTTCCCTTGTGAAGGAGATGATATGCTTCAAGTAGATTCATTTTCCAGTTACTATCTCACGGTCATTTAAATCATAATCAGTTAGTTTAACCATCTTACTAAGCAACACAGGACCAAATGTGGAATAGTAACCACCATTACCAGCGGCCACTGTCCGGTATAATATCTCACGTATGATTTCCCTTGGATCCTGTTCCATCTTAGTTTATCCTTTTTTGTGCATATCAAACTTGTGCGTTCCCAACACCTTCACCAATTTTTCGAGTTCAGTATGATCCACTAATTTTTCAATGGTGACAGTCACTACCTCGTCTGCATATATTCGTAGGGACAATCCTTTTACATTCGTAATATCTATTCCAAGTGCCGTTGCAACAGCGCGGCCTATGTCGCTATCTCCGTCTATATGTGCCATATCAGTTTATCCTTTTTCAAATATCATTCGAGTTTCTCCTATGCAGTAGAATTTTACACTACGCAGCATTTCAGCTTCAGGTACGGGATCAATAGCATTATGTATTGATATGTAAAAATCTGCCAAGATCACAGCCGATTCAATTGTATAATCCATTTTCATAATCAATTGAAAAATTTCCCCACCCATCTTCTCCCGCAAATTTAATATGGAATCATCAATGATGTGTAAGTTTTCAACTGTGAACCATGTTTCTCGCTGTCCTTGTATGAATTCTCTGGAATTACCATCTCCCCCAAACCGGGGACCCATTGTAATCTCAATCGGTTCCGCTCTCATCTCCAGAGTTACTCCTGGAAGCGCACTGTACGCTATTAATTTATCATCCTTAAATATCCATAGGCCTTCGCCTTGAGTGAAAATCTTTTCAGGTGGTGCAGTATATGGATGCTCTGCCATTTCGGCAAAGAGTTTTGGGGTCACGGCCAGTGCAGCGGCACCACCGATCAAGTTTTTGAAAAATGTTCTTCGTTCCATATTATTCCTCCAATCTTATTCCCGGTTCGGGTATTTGTGTGTACATAACTACATCAGTGTCAATTTCCTTGGCCCATTTGGGTAGGAGGGTGTAATGGTTGAGCGTAATCTCCCGACTAAAAGCCTTCCATTTTATTGGCCACCGATGCTGCCACCATGGAGGAAGATGTTGGTATTTGAAAAACTCCCACCAATTTGCTGGAACATCCACCTGTACGGTATACTGTTGTGGATTCTTCTGTCCCAAGATCTTGGTTTGTAAGTGAAAGACAACTCTCTTTTCAAATTGATCCAAGACATCGTACACAGAAAGTTCTGTATTTTTTAATGCGTGTAAACCAAACTCCTCCTTCATCTGGAATCGCAGATGCTCTAACGTGATTTGCTCTAAACGAGCGTAATCTTCTGGTCCTGTCATAATCAAAAGGGCAAATATTGGTAGTCTAATTCCTTCATCTGCTTCTTCGCCAGCAGGTATTCGTAGTGACTGTCCAATGCACAGTACTTTAAGAGTCTTTCCACACCGTTCTCCTCATCTAGTAATTTATAGATCTTGTTAAAGCCATTGCCACTACCATCACTTCTGAGGTATGGTGTAATCCCTGAGGCGTAATCAACCACGCCAAAGTTCACATAGGTCTGGAACTTCAGTCCGGTTACACCTGCCCTGTTATCGATGACATGAGCAGCAAGCATACTGTCCCATTGCCAGTTTTGGATCTGTACCCGCAGTCTGTTGTTGGTCCAGGCATCCTCAAATTTCATGTTGTGGGCCATCTTACCTACGCTATTGTTGATGAGTAGATTCGTAAAGGGTCTGCGTTCGGCTTTGGTGGGCGGCATCATAAACGCATACACCAGCGATTCGTTTATTGCAACGGAGGCACATATGATGCGGTGGCCGGGAGCGTGTGACTTCAAGCCAGTGGTTTCGTAGTCGAATGCAATCTCTGGTACTTCCTTATACTGATCCAGTATCGACAGATCTTGTAAGTACCGTATGTTGGGCTGACTGAATTGTGGAAACGGAGTTTCTGCAGCCTCTGCTGCTTTTGCCAGATCCTGCCTCCAGACCGTGTCGGCTTCCCTGCTATCTATTCTGCTGATGAAACTGGGATGATATGTCGGCACCACGAAGCACTTGCAATCCTGATCCGGAATAACGAAGCCTCTCCACTTCGAGATACCACCTAGGTCAGTGGGCCAACGTGGAGCCAGAAAACTTTGTAGAGAAATTGTTCCCAGTAAAATAATGACCTTTGGTTTGAACTCTTCGATGGTATCCGCTACCATTACGGCACGGCAGCAATCGATTTCAAAAGGTTTGGGTGCCCTGTTGATTGGTGGTCTGCAGTTAACCGCGTTCACGGAGACGCAGTCCATAAACAAGTCAATACCCACTTTACTTAATGTGTTTTCCAACATCCTGCCCGTGCGCCCCTGCCAAGGCAGACCCTTCTTGTCCTCAACAGCACCCGGGGCTTCCCCGATGATTAGGATTCCTTTCCTTCCAGCACCATACGGAGCTATCTTGGGAGAGGTGACGCCCTCACGCAGTCCACAACTAATACAGGATAGTGGTTCTTTTCCTTTCATTTTTTTATTGGTTTTGTCGATGCGTACCCGTTGTCCACTAATGATCTGAATACCCTGCGGAAAATACTGTGGGCGGTCTTGATGGTGCCACTGGATATTCTCAGGTCGAACCCCTTCTTCTTCATTATCACATACAGCGTGTGCATCTCCATGTTGGGATTGGTTCCCATTACAGCTAGGGCGGTGGCATAAGCAGAAGGTCCTAAAGGAGCGGCCTTAGGTGGCCCATCCAAGTGTTCCTTGGCTTTCTCTTCAACCACCTCTTCCACTTCCTCCTCAGGTACTTCAGCCCTCACCTTTTTAACCGGCTTCTTCACGGCTTTCTTTTTTGGTGGTTCCGCATCGTGCTCCTCTTCGATGATACCGAATCTGATGAAAGCTGGCATTGGATCCTGTGACTCCTTCAGATTTTTGAAATCGGAACTGTTCCAACTCAAATCTTTTATGGTTTTGACAGTGCTGTCCTCCAATTCATCGGTGACCAGAAGCCATAGCGCAGCTTCCTTTACAAGTCCTGCCAACTTATCAGGTGATAGCGTGGTATCAAGTACAGGGTCCAATGGCATTATTTCATTGAGTTCCTCTGCTGCTTTGATTAAGTCTTCTGGTTTCATATTTTGAAAATGTTTTGTTACTATATTATACAAAAAAAATTTTAAATGAAGCAATCCACGAAGGGTCTGCCCAGATTTAAGTTCTGCAACACAGTGACAGTGCCGGTACTATCGAATTCACCCTCACGTACTACTAACTCATTAAATCGCATCACACCCATCTTCTTTTCCCTACCATTTTTATCCTGATTGAGTCCAAACATGGCGGTGACATGTGCATATTTTCGCTTGTCCTCACTGTAATTTGTCATCCCCAACAAGTCCTTTTCATAGGATTTTGCATCAGCCTGTGTGGCCGTTAGTACCAAGCAATGGCGGTACTGAGAGAGTGCTCGAAGGTTCTTCCAGATCTCGTTTTGAGCGTGTCTGAATTCCTTGGTCTGTTCCGCTACCAACAGGTCGGCATAATCAATTACAATGACATCAGGTATGAAGCCATCGATGCGTTCCCAGGAATTGCAGATATTTTTGATGGTACTAACAGTTAAAGTGTTGTTGGGATGCGTGGAAATCCGGAACCTTCTCTTCTTCTCGATGAAGAATTGTTTAATCTTTCGCTTCGATTCTTCAACAGTGATTGCTTCCTTGACCGTTACGGGCCGTAGCCACGGCACTCCCAGCGGTTTTTCCTTGAATTCGTCACAGTTAGTACAAGGAATATAGTCATCACCATAGTTCAGGTATGCCTCCAGTAAATCTTCCCGGTTCAGTTTCTTTCTGATGTCGTCCAGTTCAAACTCACCTCCATCGAAGGCAGCTACATTTCCTTGGCGTTCGTCTTTGTCACAGCCATCGAGTTGGTTTCTCAGGCAATCTGCCACCGGTACATAAATCGTACCCACGTATCTGTCACTGCTGGGTTTCTTCGTGAGATAAGAACATATTCGCTTGAGTTGTTGGTCCTCGGTCATGTCACCGGCCTGAAAAAAAGCGACCTTAGATCTCTTCTGCGTGGCTCTGACGGCCATGTCCAGTAGCCAGAATGACTTTCCCCGCTTCTCCGCTGCCATTAAACTCACGAAGGCTCCGCGAACCATTTTATCATTTAACATTTTGCCAAGGGCACCTGGATATTCCAAAAGAGGTGTGCAGAGGCCCGTAAATAGATTTTCTACCTTGAGTAAGGTACTTGTATCACTTAGGTCGAGAACGTCCTCTGGTACGCTCGTATGGCCCCTGTACGTGGACGCTAGTTCTATAGATGCATCCTCCTCACCGGCATCAAGTAACTCCTGAACCTTCTCCTGATGTAATTCCAGATGCCGTTTCCGCAGGTACTTACCGGCTCTATCCAAGGCGTAGCGCAGGTTAAAGGTTTCATCATACTCCTCGGCCAGGTCTATGAGATCCTCTTCAAGGCTTTCCACCCTGTCCTTGGGAATGTCCCCGCTGTCACGCTTATCGTAGTAGATGTCATCGAGAGTGCGGCCCGGAGCCTTGTTGTACTCGTCGTAGTATTCAATGCACCAGTAGGCGATACGCTGCAGGTTCGTGCTGCCGATCAGGCTGTGATCCCATGTTGCCCGGACCTGCTGAATGAATTCCGTGGAGTTGATTAACCCCACAATAATCAGGCGTTCAATCATGCTTCTTCCATTGTTGCTTTCATAATACTGTTTTTTTATATGTTAGTTCATCATATTCGTTATCATCGTGATGTAAATAATCAAAGCCGATGTGTTTAACCCTTGGCTCTAATTTGCGCTCTATCTTCTTGACCTTAGCCACGAGCTTCTTTATCTTCTTTCTTGTTTTCATAGTTTCATTTTAAAATATTCTTTTCTTGACGTAACCATTTACTGTTATTTTCTCAGCATCTCTTATCTCGATAGCCTGAAGTAACCAATACCTTTCAATCCTGTCAATAGCGTCATAAAATATTGGTATTGACGTTTCCAAAAAGGCACGACGTTCGTCCTGTCCGGGTTCTTTGTCAAGTAAAGTGTGCCTAAGATTCATGTGTTCGGTTTTATAAGCAGACCGCATTTCCTTGAATTTGTCATCCAAGATTTTTAAATCACGTACGCTGATGTCGATATTACTTTTCATCATTCCTCCCCTCCATCAAATACATGAAACACTAAAAACCCATCGTACTTAAACGTACCGATGTAATCTCCCATAATTCTTTTACTTAGATCGTGTCCGGTTCCGGCAATTTGAATAATCCTGTTAGTATCTAAATTTCGTGGATCTACCAAAGCCCAGATACAAGGTAATTCTCCTTGAATTTGAACTGTTAAAATTTTTGCTTCTTTCGGCATTGCGATTTTTTGAACATCGTCAACACGAAGATTAAATTTCCAAATTGTTTGATTCATAATTTCAGTTTTAAGATTTTACACATTCTCTGAATCCGGGATGGTATCCTGTAATCTCCCAGCTTCTCTCCCAGTTCATCCAAGTCGTAGTTGGAAGTAATCACCGTGGTGAGCTTGTTCTCGTACCTGCGGTTGATCAGCAGGTACAGCATCGACATCACCCATTCCGTGGACCGCTCCGCTCCCAGGTCATCCAGCACCAGGAACTCGGCTTCGGAATATTTGGCAAGCACCACCAGTTCCTCCTTGTCGGGATTGCTGTAAGTGGCTTTAAGCTCAACAAAAAATTCAGGTACTGAAATAAAGATAATCTTTCCCGGGCTGGCCTCGAGGTATTTCTTCTGCTGTGCCTTCAGCCATAGCTGTGCCGCTATCACGGTCTTACCAGTACCAAGTCCACCGTAGATGTAATAGCTGATGGGGTTGTTGTTTGGTGGCTTGTACCTGATCACGTCTTCCCGTAACCGGGGAGGCAGTTGCTGCAGTATCTTGGGACGTGCCCGTAGCTCCCATGTCTGGAGATCTCTCATTTGCGTGTGATTGTTTCGGTTTCAACATCCTTGAAATGGCCGGGCGGAGCCTTGGCACCTCCACGGCTTGGTTTGGTGTTTGGCTTCAGTTCAAAAAATCCGGCATAATTATTCGACATGGCGTCCTCAATGAT